GGCGGTCTCGTGTCGGCCAAGTTCCCCACCGTGGGCTACGTGGTCGAGGGCACCGTCACCGCAGCCGCCATGAAGCAGCAGTCCGAGTACGAGGGGGGCGCCCCCAAGTTCTGGTCCGACGGCTCCCCAGCCATGCAGATGGTCCTTGACATGGAGTGCGCCCCGACCGGCGAGACGTGGGAGACCACCCGATACATCCGCAAGGCTCTCCCGGACGACAACGGCATGCGTGCCCTGTACGTCAAGGGCAACTTGCAGAAGGCGCTCACGCAGGCACTGCGCGACGCCAACGCCAAGTTCGAGATCGGCGGACGCCTCCGGGTGGAGCGGATCGCGGACGGCCCGCAGAAGGACAAGCAGCGCCTGCCCGCGTACGAGTTCAAGTGCGAGTGGACGGTGCCGAACCAGAACTCCGCTGCCGCCAATGACTTCCTGGACTCGACCCAGGCAGCCACGGAGGAGAACCCGTTCGCCAAGGGCGAGGCTCCCTTCTAATCCACCGAGCGGCCTAGTCATCCGCTCCCGGGGCGCTCCCCCGGTCGACACAGAGAAGCCCGCTCCGTCCCCCACGGAGCGGGCTTCTCGCTGTGCTACTGCTTCTTCTGGACGCTGGCCGTCTGCTTGTCGCCGACCGGCTTGCTCAGCAGGCCGAGCACCAGCACAGCCGCAGCCGAAGCGCCGGCCGTAGCGGCCTGCTGCCACACCGCGAGGTTCAGGACGTTGGTTACGTCCAGCCCGAGGACGCCGACAGCAGCGCCCAGGAACGCCCCCAGAGCGCGCTCCCCCAGGTCCAGTACGAATGCCTTGCTCATGGGTCAGTCCCTTGCGAGTAGGAAGCCGGTCAGGGACCGGCTGAACATCGGGAAGACGGCACGGGTGCCGATGGGGTTCGCCTCGAACACAGCGCGAACAGTGTTGCCGCCGGGGCCGGAGAAGTGATTGACCCCGGTCACCGAGATGGTGCGGTTGCCGTCGACGTTGTTCGGCATCTCCGTGGCGATCGAAGAAGCGATCCAGAAGTTGGAGTACAGGGACAGCTTCACCCACCCGATGCCGAGCCACTGGGGGTACTCCACCGTAGCGGTGAAACCCCACAGCCCGGGGATCAGCGGGGTGAACGTGGTCTGTGGCATGAGGCTGGCCGTCGATGCGGCCAGTGCGCCCCCGCTGTTCTGCTCAAGCACAGCGTAGGAGACGTCGACTGTGGGGCCGGGGCCGTACTCCTGCCGGTCCCCGCCACCCGAGGCGCGGAAGATCGGGCGCTGGATGATGCTGTCCTGCTCGACCTTGATGTCGGTGTCCACGGCTTCGGCCAGCGCCTGCAAGTCCGTGGTGATCCGCATCGGGCTGGTCGGGTCCGGGTACGGGTACCCGCGGTTCGGGGTGACACCCATCAGAACCCTCCCATCAGGTTGGACACCTTGGCAGCCCAGAAGTTGCGGTCCTGGATGTTGATCGATGCGGCCGCGTTCTGCCGCATCACCACCGTGCAGTTCACCGGAGTGATGCCGTCGCAGTACACCATGGACAGCGGGTTGATATACGTCTGCGTGGGCGACGGGTCCAGGGTGTTGCTCGACCCCCGCAGCGTCTGGATACCGCCGCCCAGACCGGCACTGAACGTCAGGGTGGCGCGCACCCCGTAGGTGCCCGCCGTGTTGCTGAGGCCGACGGACGCACCCACCATGTAGAAGCCCTGATCGGTCAGCGTGATGAACGTGTTGTTCACCGCGAGATCGATCATGTTGTCGTTGTCGAAGTCCTCCCCGACCCACGTGCACGTGACGTTGGTCAGCGGGGCCAGCGCCTGGTTCGCGATTCCCGAAGCCTTCGCCGCAGGACGGGTGCCCGCCGCGATCAGCCGATCCGAGAACTGATCGACGAGGGTGTCGATGTCCGTCGCCATGTCCTGGAAGTAGATCTGGGTATTGGCGATCGGGTCGGTGTACAGCGGGTAGCTGATTCCCCGCGGTGTGTTGGCCGGCATCAGACCTCATTCCTTCGAGCCACAGCGAAGTCCCAGACCAGGCCGGTCGTGTCGGCCACCGTCGAGCGGAGCGCGAGGCGCATCCACCCGGCCACCGGGGCGGTCACCGTGCCGGACAGCGGAGTGAACGGGGGAGCACCCGCCACGTTGGTGGCCGTCGCAACCAGGGAGTCGGCCGACGACGTGGTCGGATACAGGTTCGTGTCATTGGCGAACCACAGCGCGTACAGTGCGCCCGTCACCGAGACGGGGGTGTTGGTGCCGTAGGACGCGCCGACGTATACGGAGAGGGTCAGGACGTCACCCACGGCCACGGAGACCGGCGTGCTGTACAGGAAGCTCTCCGCGACCGCCGCCGAGTTCGCCAGCACCAGAGCCGAGTTCCCTCCGTCGACGGCCGCGCTGTTGGTGACAGCGGCCGACGAGGTGGAGGTGATGTTGTAGAGGGTCCATCCCGTGGGAAAGGTGCCGGGAGCGGAGTCCTCGAAGCTGCCGTTGCTGATCAGGTTCTCGCCCGCGCCCGCGATCCGGCCGAGGATCTGCCAGGAGGAGTCCTGGCGCACGATCGAGACCAGGTCCCCGGCCTGCGGCAGCGACGCCGGGGACGGGGTGACGCCGAACGGCAGGACGTAGCTCGCCTGGAAGGCGGTTCCGCCGACCACGACCGTGGCCGATCCCAGGGTGGCCGCCGCCACGGTGCCGGTCCGGATCTGGGCGGTGGGTCCGGACGACGCGGCGATCGTCTGCGTACTGGAGTTGGTCATCAGTACTTCTCCAGCTGCGTTGCCCAGATGCGCGACGTGTACGTGTACGCCAGAGCGGCCGAGGCGCTGTGCCTCACCTGAGTGCCGAGCGCGGCGTTCGGCTGCGTCACCGACAGCACGGCCGCGGACTGGCACGTGGCCGTGTTGGCGTCGATGACGATCCCCGGGGTCTGGAAGTTGGAGACCGAGGCGCCGTTGAGCAGGAACCGGATGCGGGGAGAGGCCATGCCGAGGGCGACCAGGGACGCGTAGGCACCGACCCAGTACCGGCCCGGCTCGACGATGCGGATCACGCCGTTGGTCAGGTCGGCCATGTTGGGATCGTTGCTGAAGCTGTTGACGTTGTAGAACGGGATGAGGTTCTGGCCCACCGCCGCCACGGCCGCGCCGGTCGCCAGGCGCACCGTGTCCGGGGCGAACACGAACTCGTTCGCCTCCGCGTAGATCACGTCGAGCGCGTTGTCGACCGCTTCAGCCAGGTCGCGGAAGTCCGCGATGTCTGAGGCATCCTTGCGGAGCGGTGGGTCACACTCCGGGTACGGAATGCCGTAGTTGATCGTCGTCCCCATGTCACTCCTCCGAGACCCCGGCGACGCCGGCGGACCGGGTGCCGAGAGCCATGGTGTTGCCGGTCACCAGCGGGTACGTGATCCCGTCGATGATCTGGTCTGCCGAGTACCCACGGTAGCTCAGCCGCGCCGTATCCCCCGGCTCCATCGTGTAGTCCGGGACAACCCCCGCGGTCCACTGCTCGGTGAGGGCGGTGACGGCCCCGAGCTGGGTCTGCGCGAGCGTCTGCGCCTGCGCCACGGTGAGCGGCGTCTGCACCTTGGTGATCTGGACGACCCGGCCGAACGGCCCGCCGTACCTGGTGGGTGATGTCAGCGTCACGTCGCGCGCGATCCGGCGTACAGGCTCGGTCCCGTCCATGCGCTCGGCCACGACCACCACGGAGTTCGCGGTGCCGTCCCTGGTAATGGACGTGGTGGCCGAGGACATGAGCCCCTGCGGCCCGTCAAGGAACTGCTGGACCACGGGGCCGAGGGTGTAGTTGAAGGGGCGCACCACGAACGATCCGTCGCCCAGCGCGTACCAGCGCCCGCCCACGGCCTGCGCGAGGTCGTCGAGAGCCTGGCCACGGTCCTCATCCCACACGAGCTGCGGCGTGGGTGCGTCGTCCGTGGTGTCGTCACCGAACGTGGCCTGCGGAACGGCAGCGGTGATGAGCCTGCGGATCTCATCGAGGACGCTCGCGCTGCTGGACTTCTCCGGAACCTCGAAGCGCGCGGCCACGACATCAGCGGCAAGGTCGTCCGCCCGGAAGTTCACCGACCCGTTGGCCTGCCTGGCGACGTCATACACGCGCCCCGTGAAGAGAGGAAAGACCTCCTCAGTGCCGTCGCTGTAGCCGGTTCCCGCCGTGATGTGGACGACGGAGAGGTAGGGCGAGAACGCGGAGACAGCAGTGCGGGGGAACCACTCGTCCGACAGGGTGAAGTCGGCCGTCCTGGTCACCCTGTCGGTGAGCTGCGCCCTGACCGTGCCGGAGACGATCGGGACGCGCGCGGCCAGCACGTTGCCGTCGATGTCCGTCGCATCGATGTACGCCACGCGGTGGTGCGGCCCGTGCAGGACGGACTTGTATACGTCGGTCGAGGGGAGCACTAGGGGGTTTCCTCTTCCACAACCTGAAACACCCGAACCGGGACCACAAAGTACTTCGTTCCCGGGCTGATCGCGGCGAGGGAAGCGGCCTGAGCCTCAGCCGCTTCATGCGATTGAGGCGACCACGAAGACATGCCCCCGTCTTCGGAGACGATGGCTGCGGGCGTCTGGATCAACGGCATGGTTTCTCCTGAAGTGGGTCGGATTACTAACTCACCGCAGCGATGTACGTAGTGCCTGTAACTACGCGGGACGCCATGGTGATGGAGACGGGGAGCGTGGTCTGGACCGTCGGGCCCGTGGTCCAACGAGCCGTGGACGTGGTGAGGCCGTGGTTCACAAGGTCGACTGCGACCACGGATACGCCCGTCCGGATGAACATTGGGGGCGTGGTGCCGTTGGAGAGGTACGCGGTGTAGTAGGTGCCCGCCGGGACAGCGACGGGGGCGACCAGCGCCATGTTCTTCTCGCCCGTGGTGGTCCACGCCACCGACTGATCCGCAGTGACGGCCAGCCGCGTGCCCGCAGCGTTGTAGAGGCCGACGAAGTTCTGGGCTGCGGTGAGACCGGACCCGGCCGTGACGACTGCCTGATGAATCGTGCTGATGGTGGCGGCCGCTGTCAGGTCAATTCGCTGCATGAACACGGTGCCCGATGTCAGCGTTGCGGACGCCCCGGCCAGTGCCGGGTCCACATTCATGGCGATGAACGGCATCGCCGCGGTCGTGAGCGAGCCCTGCCGTTCGATGGACGTGATGCGCGCGTCCTGGCTGGTGAACGCCGAGTTGACCGGGGCACCCCATCCCAGGGACCCGATCGGGATCGGTGTGTACGTCATGTCTTATCCTCCGTCGCCGAATGGTCCGTCACCGAACGGGCCCATGCCGAACCCGTCGAGTTCCGGGGGTGTCGCCGGGCACAGAACCTCGCCCTGGAGAAGGTCCAGGAACGTGCCGGGCGTCGAGTCGAACGCCGCGTAGGTGGGGAAAGCGTCCTCGATCGCGCACCAGTTGGCGCAGGCCGTGCCCTGTACCGGACCCAGCGGCCGGTCGACGACCTCGAACGGCACCGACCAGGCCCGGATCGGGATGCGCTGGTCGCGCGACCCGTACACCATCTTCAGGGTGCCCGGCTGGAGGAAGTGGTCGTGCCAGCCGTACTCGGCCGGCAGCTGGAGCAGGAGCGGGCCACCCGCGGTGAACAGGTCGTACACGCGGTCGATGGCGTCCAGGGTGCGGGTGAAGAACGTCATCGAGCCGGACGCGAACTTGCGGCGCGCCCACACATCGGCCGGGGTCTCAGAGTTGAGGACGGGGAAGAGCCCGGCATCGGAGTCCTGGTCGATGTCACCGAGGCCGCCCCAGATGAACTCGGGGTCGGGTGTGGTGCAGCCGGTCGCGTGCCCGTCCGTGATGTCGCAGAAGTCGAGGACGATGTCCGCCCACGGCCGACCGGGGTCCTTCAACCACACCCCGGTGAACGGGGGGATGGTGGCGGTCAGGTTGATAACCCCGCCGGTCTGCTCCCCCGTGACGCGGTACCAGATCGGCACCCCGATGGGGGCGGTCGAGTCGACGTAGACGCCGATCTCCCCCAGCAACGGGACGTGCTCGGCCAGGGTGATGAACCCCTCGGTGGCCGACGTGGTGGACCGTTCGACCGTCATGGTCGTGTTGGTGCCGGGGGACGCCACGAAACTGACTGTGAGGGTGACGTCGTGGGACTCGATGGGCGGTGGCACTAGAGCCTCACTCCCTGTGCGGCAACGCGGGCGTTGCGCTTGTTGGCGGCCTCAACCCGTGTGGTCACGAACTGGTCCACCGCCTCGTTCCCGATGGTCACCAGGATAGTGGGGGCCAGCACGTTGCTCGTGCTCGGGGCGGTGACGGAGGAGATGGTCTGAGTGAACCCGGGCAGCGCGCCCGTGATCCCCTGGAACTCGGCCTTCACGCGGGGGATCGCCTTCTGGATTCCCTTCAGGAACCCGTCCATGACCATCACGCCGGACGGGATCAACAGGGAGCGGTCCGTGTCGGCCGGGCCCTTCCAGTCCGGGATCTTGGACGTGATGTCGCCCAGCTCGCTGATCAGGCTTCCCACCCGGGACTGGATACCGTCGATGAGCCCTGAGATGAGGCTCTGCCCAGCACTGAAGAGGAGACTGCCGAGGTTCCCGAGCGCACCGCGCAGGCGCCCCGGGAGGCCGGCCAGTGCGGCTACAGCCCGGTCGGACATGTTGCGGACCCCCTCGACGAACGAGGATGCTCCCTCGCTCACGCGCGCTCGCAGCGCGGTGACGTAGCCGAGCAGGGTGGAGGAGACGCGGCCGACCATGTCGGAGATGAATACGACGATGAGGTCTCGCATGTTGCGCACCGACTGCGCGGCTTCGGATGTGGAGTGGAAGAAGTCCCCGCGCAGTGCGTCGATGAGGAACTGGATCACCGGGAGCACCACGGTACGGATGATGGCGGCCAGTCCCGACAGGGTCACGGCGAGCAGCGCGAGGACGATGACGGCACCCTCCGTGATGACCGGCATCAGTTTCGCGCTGAACGCGAGGGCCAGTTCGAGGACCTGCGCGATGAGCGGCGCCGCAGCCACCAGCAGGAGCGCAAGCTGCTCGCCGAGCGACGCGAACTCGGGAGCCAGCAAAGCCAGTTGCTCCGTCAGGACAGGCAGGATCTCTTGTGCGAACTGGACGAACGGAGGGAGGATCGTGGCCACGATGCCCGGCAGCTCAGCCAGAACCGGAAGCAGTACGGCTGCGAGCAGGTCCGCGAACTGCTGGATGAACGGGGTCATCGCCTCGAACACCGCGCCGAACGCCTCGAACTGGGGGACCAGGACCGGCAGGATCTCCGCGATCAGCTGCGCGGCCAGGGTCACGATGGGGAGCAGCGCGATGACCAGCTTGCCGAACGCGTCGGCCAGGCTGACCAGCACCGGGCCCAGCGCCTTGAAGATGTCCGTCAGTGCCGAGCCCAGCACGGTCACCAGTTGCTGCGCCGGCTCGGCGAGCTGGATGATGACCTGACCGATCGTCTCCAGCGCGGTGGCGACCAGCGGGCCAACAGTCTTGGAGATCAGGGCCATTGTGTCGGCCAGATCCCCGAGCGCGGTCTGGAACGTCTTGCTCGCCGTGACGTCCTCGAACTGCTGAGACACCCGCTCCAAGGTGTCGAACAGCCCGGCCCCGTTGACCGTGACGGCCCCGATGATGTTGCCGAGGCCGCCGAGCACGTTCCCGCCCACGCGCCCGAGCTGAGCAAGGGCGTCCACGGCCTGACCGATCGCGTCCTCAAGCGCCCCGGACTCGAACGCCCCGGCCAGTTTCTCCGTGATGCCCGCCCCCGCGCGCGCGGCAGCCGCCGTGATGCGGTCGAACGACGGCCCGGCAGCGGCCGCGAGCTGTAGGAACGCGGTCGCGACTTCGGCGGGGAGCCCCTTCAGGTTGTCGATGCCGGTCGTCGCACCCTTGAGCGCGGCCCCCAGCGTGCCGTCGGCGGACAGCCGGACGGCTGCCTGCGCCACGGCGATGCCCATGGCGTTCAGGCTGGTCGCCGTATCCGTCAGGGCGGTGCGCACGATCGGCAGAGCGGTGGTGGCCAGAGCCGTTACGGCCTGATCGAAGTTCTTGAACAGGTTCTCTTGCACGTCCAGTTGCAGGCCCTTGAACGTGTCCTTCAGGCCGATGATCTCGGTAGCTGCGGCCTTTGCCGACGGGGAGAGCTGATCGAGGGCTTCCTGGACCTTGGCCATGTCGGCGTCCGGCTTGAATGCCTCGGTGATCGCGTCGCCCACGCCGAGGAACCCGAGCTTCAGAGTCTGCGTCGCGAGCTGCATCGCCAGGATGCCGGACGTCGCCACAGCCGCGGCCGGCAGGATCTGCTCGGCCGCGGCAGCCAGTCCCGCGATGAGCGGTACCGCGGTACCGGCGGCGGCGCCCACCGTTGCGATGTTCTTGCCGAGAGAGCCGAGCGCTCCGGCCACAGCACCGAGATCGGAGAGCAGCCGCCGGTTGATCTCGACGTCGATCTCGATGTCGGGGGCCGTGGCGTTGACGACCGCCACCAGTTCATCCACGTCGCGCGTGACCTGGCGCAGCGAGGCGGGCCCGTTCAGGGCGGCGGTCAGGAGCAGGTCGTCTACGGTTCCGCCGGTGTCGACTGTGTTGACCAGGTTGTCGAGGTCGCGTGTGACCGCCCGAATGGACGCCTGCTGATTCAGGGCGGCCTGAATCAGCAGGTCATCCGCTCCGGCCTGCGCCCCGCTGATCACCCGGGCCAGGTCGCGATCGATCTGATTCAGGGCGGTGGTGGTGTTGAGGACCGCGTTGACATCGAGGTCGCTCATGTCGGCCTGTGCCGCGAGCAGAACCCGGTTCAGGTCCCGTTCCAGATCGGGCAGTGTGCGGGTGGCATTGACGACAAGGTCAACCTCTGCTTGCGAAGTCACGGCCCCGCCTCCTTAACTCATGCCCGGTGTGCTGCGGGCGTTGGCGACCATCTGATCAAACGACATGTCTCCCCAGTCCGAGTCGGCCTCCACGCCCTCGGGTACCTCGTCGAGCGCGGCATCGAACTTGAACTGATCTTTGTCTGACGTGTTCTGCTTGAGCATGACGTAGACGGCCGACACCCATTGGGTGACCGTCAGCGCCCACGGGTCCAGCCCTGACAGTGTGGCGCGTCCGACGACAAGATGGTCGTTCGACAGCATGAGCAGCCGGTACGCCTGCCACCAGGAGAACCCGGGGATGGCCTCGGTCATGAGCGCGTATGAGGCTTCGGTCAGCTCTTCATACGTGAGCGTCCGCAGAGCCAGGCTCTCCCGTATGGTCTCGCGCGTCGTGGGGCGCGCGAGGGGCATCAGGATGCCCGAGGGCCCCGTTGTGTCGCTGGCCGCAGCGATCCATTCGGCCGCGCACCGGTGCGGCACGTGGACGAAAGATCCCTGAAGTTCCACCACAACGGGGTCCGGGCCATACGGGGAGCGTGTCACTCGGCCGACACTGCCTTGAACGTCCCCGGGATCTCCACAGATGTGGCGGTTCCGGGTACCGACTTGGCGGATTTCTCCAGGATCTTCCCGAAGAGCGACATGACGTCCTCGATGCTGACTGTCTTGCGCGCCAGACCATCCCGGATGAGCGCCCACTCATCCGGCCCCACGCATCCCTCGACGACCAGGAGGATCGTCATCACGCCGCCGGAGGCAAGGTCGCCGTTCTCGTCCTTGGGCATGGTGCCCAGTGCCACGGTCTGCCCGACGCTCACCGTCTCCACCGTGATCGAGCGCCCGTTGAACCTGGTCTTGAAAGTCTTGTCTGTGTCCATGCCCTCAGGGTATCCGTCAGGTGATGCGAAGGCGGTACGAGCGCGCGGCCGCTACCTCACGCAGCGCCCGGTCCAGGAACGGCCGGGCCCGGGTCCCCGGATGGTGCACGACCTTGGCGTAGACCACCCTGCCGCCGATCACGAACCGCAGAGATCCTCCTGGCCGCCTGGGCTTGATGATGTGCGGCCGGGTCCCGTCGTTCACGAACGGGGCGTAGTAGACGTCCGAACCGATCGTGTAGCGGGAGCGCAGCGCGAGGTTCCGGCGCTGCTCAATCCTGATCGACGCCCGCAGCCGCCCCGTATCCACCGGAACCAAAACCTTCGCCCGGTTCATGACCTCCCTGGCCGCGATCTCCAGCTCGTTCCTGGACGCTCCCCGGATCGTCCGGTTCAGCGCTGCCCGGTCCAGCCTCACTTGCGGCATCATCCAACTCCGATCGGATCAGGCCGGCGCGCTCCCACCCCTGCACCGTGGCGTCGTACTCGGTGCGCACCACGTCACCCCTGTACAGGCCGTTGAACGAGATCAGCACGGTGACCGTGGCCATGGCGTCCGCACTCTTGACCGTCTTCTTACGCGACACTGGGGCACCCACAGTCGTAGTCGATGATCATGGTCATTACGCCCTTGACGCAGTTCCCGTCCGGGCCCTCCGGCAGATAGCTCCCCGGGACCGAGACCGGCCCGTAGGGCAGACCGTTGAACGCCTCCGTGGCACAGCAGATCGCCGTCTCCATCGCGAGCTGATCGGAGTCCATCTTGAGCGCGACTTCGGTCCACGCCGCGCATGACGGGCCGGCGCCCACAGTGCCGAAGGGGATGCAGCGGGCCGTCCCCATCTCCAGGGTGATACGGCGGGCGCTGTTGACACAGTTCCCCGTGCCTGGGCCGTCCGGGTCGGCGAGGGAGTCCACGGACGCCACACGCACCCACGCAAGGCCCGTGCAGCACTCGTCCTCGCTGGTGCCCAGCGTCGGATCGACACGCTCCCCGAAGCGCAGACAGACTTTCTCGTCCGGGATGGGGAACGGGCCCGCAGCGATCTGCTCACCGAGGCACTGAAGCAGGATCTGGGCGAACTCCACCGGGCGCGTCACAGCGTCACCTGGCGCGGGTCGCGCACGTCGGGGGAGAACACGCGGGGCCGGGCCCTCAGCTGACCCGGGTTGTAGGCCCGGATGAACAGGTCGACCTCCTGAATGCCGGTCAGACCGTTGTCGAGCAGCGCCTGCGGGTCGGCCACCTGGACCTCGACACCGTTGCGGGACAGTGAGATCAGCTGCTCCGGCAGGGAGCACCCCTCGCCGCCCGTGCAGGCTTTGGCGAACTCGCACGCGAGGCGGCCCGCGGCGATCCCCCCAGAGGCCGGCAGCGCCTCACCGGGGCGCAACGTGACCGACCACGTGTTCTCGTCGGTGTCGGGAAGGTCGAGGTTCTGGCACTCCGGCCAGCAGTCACCGTCCGTGCGCACCAGGATGTTGCCGTCGTCGAGGCGGTACGCGGACGGGTCGATGAGCACCCCGTCGACGATCACCTCGACGACCTCCGCGACCGGCCACGGCATGCGCGCCTCGCAGGTTGCCCGGCAGCGGCAGGCTCCCGCGCAGGTGCAGTTGCGCCACACGCCCCCGTCGACGAACGGGATCATCCACGGGTTGCCCGCACCGCTCATGGCCGGGGAGCCCACCGGGAAGGTGAGGTAGCCGCCGAACCAGCCGCACCGCGTGCCGCAGGGGCGCAGCTTCACGGGGCACTGGGCGAACCGGCGGCCGGTCAGAGCGTTCAGGATCTCCGTCGCCCATGCGGCGGATGACTCCTGTACCTCTGGGGTGTAGTCGTCCCATCCGGTACAGCACGTGGTGTTGATCTCCCACGCGCAGACTGCCCCAGGTACGGGTGTGCTCATACCGACCGCCTTCCTTTATGCGTCCCGAACGGCCGCCGTGAACGTGGCGTTGAGCCACACGGTGCCATCTTCGCAGTACCTGACGTAGGTGCTGCCTGCCCTTGTCGCGGCTGCATCGAAGAAGTCCGGATCGACCCCGTCGAGTTCTGCCCACGCCTCTCGCGTCATCCATACACAGCTAGGCTGCATACTCACTCCCTGTGACGAGAGCCCGCCCCGCCATGGCTTGGGGGACGGGCTCTCTCCCAGAGTAGGGCTACCTGCTACGGGGCGGGCAGTACAACCGCGCCACAGGCGGCGGTTGGCAGCGGAGCGTTCGTGAACTGGAAGTGGCCGTGCTGGGTCGCCGTGATCGGCGAGACCAGCGGGCCCGGGGCGAACGGGGTGAGGACGTCACGCACGACGTCGTACGGGCCGACACCCCAGCCGGAACCGGCACTGGTGCGGGCGGTGAGCGACAGCGTCAGCGCGGCGTTAGCCACGGTGTACTCGTTGAGCTGCGCCTGCACCACGTAGGGGTACAGCCAGTAGCCGAAGTTCTCGAACCCGCCCTCGGTGCAGCCCTGGCCCTTGATGCCAGACCAGATCTCCAGAGCGAAGTTCGCCGTACCGAGCGTCGCCGTGTCCCAGCGGAAACCGACGTCGTTCGGAGTGGGCGCGGCGTCATCGACGACCAGCGGAGCACCGCTGATGATGTTGATCGCGTCCGGGTCGATGTTGCAGAAGTCCATCTGGAGGGTCAGCCAGCGGAGCGCCGGGTCCGACTGGTCGTCGACGCAGAGATCCCCGTTGGCATTGGTGACCGAGATGTCTTCCTGGTCCTGGTAGACGGGGGTGGCCACGACCTGCACCATCCCGGACGTGACGAGAGTGGCAGCGGGTCCGGGGACCACCAGTCCACAGTCGTCCAGACGGGTGAGCCGCATGACGCGGCCACGGGACATGGCACCGCACTGAGTGGGCATCAGGCATCTTCCTTACTCGCGCGCGGCTTGCGCGGCCGCTTCGGTGGGTTGAGCGCTTCGGCCACGTAGGGGGCGACCAAGAACTCCTGGCCGCCCTTGACCGTGCGGACGTGAGCGGGGTCGGTGGCCACGTCGAGCAGCGCCCGCGCTGTGTCGGCCACCTCTCCCGGGGCCGGGATGACGGTCGTCCAGTCGGAGCCGATCATTACGGCACCGCCGGAGCGTCGGTCGTGGCGGGAGCGGCGACCGGGATCTGAACGGCGAAGATGTCCGGGCAGTCCCATGTGACCGCGTAGACACGCTCGGCGAGCACGTCCCACTGGTTCAGCGACCGGTCGAGCGTCTGGCCGGGCGCCGGCTGCGGAAGGATCTCCGTGCGCCAGATGGTTGTCTTGCCGGTCATGAACGCCCACACGAACCCGGCTGCGGGGGCGACGTCGTCCGGTCCGGTGATGTTGTAGCCGGGGCCGAACGACCAGGTGGAGCCCAGCGGAGTCTTGAGCAGACCCCCATCGCGCAGCACCAGGTTGGAGTAGGCCGCGGCTGCGTACGCCTGCGTGTTGACATGGATGGTGCCCATGTACCCGTAGACGTCATAGAACGCTTCCTCCAGCGCTGCGATGGCCGTTCCGGCACCAGGGGCCGCCGGGGTGACGGTCGTCGCTCCTGAGGCCGTCAGGGTGGGCGTGACGGTCGTCAGACCGGCCCCGTCCCACACCACGGACTCCACGACTTCCTGCTCGGCCGTGGTGAGCTGCTGCCGCACTGCGGACAGCATCTCTTCGCCGGTGCGCCCGACCGCGCCACAGCGCTTGCGCGCGATGACCCAGAACGGGTCGGCCTCCATCAGGTCCGAGCCCTCGGTGAAGGGCTTGACCGGAGACAGCGCACACGTCTGGTCGTAGGTGTTCGCGCCACCGCAGTGATCGGACAGGAAGCTCAGACCGGACGCGATGATGCGGTTGTCCATCGGGAGGATCGCTGCGGCGGCGGTGAAGATGCCGTACCGCAGGAGCCCGACGGGCGGGGTGGCGATGAGCTGGTTGTTGTTGGTGATGATCTTTGCCATGCGTCCACTCCTCTCCGGAGAAGGTGGCCGCCGCTATGGACGGAGCGGCGGCCACCGGTCGGGAGGGTTACGCCTCGGTGGTGCAGTTGATCGAGGCGGCACCAGTGATACCGCCGACGCAACCGGCGGCGGTGTACAGGCGCAGACCGGGGCACGGGTAGATGGGCGCGAAACCCTCCTCCGCGAACAGGGCCGTGAACTGGTTGGTGGCCAGGCTGGCCGCGTCGTAGACGTTGGTCAGCGTGACGACGTCCTGACGGGCGACCGCGACCGAACCGGCCGGGTAGGCCAGGAACTGGACCGAGGACGGCAGCGCGGTCATGTACGGCGCCGTGGCGTCGCCACCCGGGAAGGCGGGGGCCAGCGCGCCACCGGTGATGAGACCGTCCTGCCAGCCGCGCACGAACTGCGGGCGGACACCGCGCGTCGAGAAGAGGGACGCGATGGTCGAGTCCTGGACGTTGAGCAGGTCGACGCCGGTCCGGCGCGACAGGTCCGCACGAATCTGGGCGATGACCCAGTACGGCAGAACGATCTCAAGCGTCGAGTTGAACGGCATGAGCTGCTGGTAGATGAGGTCGGTGCGCGCGAGCTCGACGGCCGCGAGCAGGCTGGACGTGAAGGAGTCGCCGGGGCCTCCCGCCGGGGTCGGGTCCGGGTTGGCGAACACGGTGGCCGCACCCGCGGTGGCCAGCATGTCGGCCAGGATGAGCCGGTTCATCTCCTGCTCGTGGGCAGCCAGAAGGCCGTCCTGCCAGAGGTTGACGAGCTCGGGGAAGCCGGCGGCCTGGAGGAAGCTGACCCGGATGCAGAGCGCCATGACATCCAGGCGCCGGTCGGTGAAGGCCGGGCAGGGGATGACGGAGCAGGTCTTCGGCGTGTTGGCGATGACCTGAGCTTCGGTGAGGAAGTTCGAGCCACCCCCGGCCGCGATGGCGTTCGCGTAGATGTCGGCGAACGACGGCTCGTCGGTGTAGTTCAGGCCGCCGCGCCGGGCAGTGACGGTCGGCAGGTCGAGGATGCCGGTCGAGCCATCCCACATGCGGCAGAGGTCGTACACGTTCTCGGACGGGGCACACCAGCCTGCGGCGGCGGTGAGGCTGAGTCCGGAGTCGACGTTGTGCTGCCACTGCTTGGCGAGCGAGCCGCCGTGCAGCCGGGTCTCGGACCGGGCGTGGCGGAGAACTTCCATCTGCCGGTTGTTGTCGTCGCGCGGCTCGATGGTGAACTCGGCACCGCGGTCACGCTTGAACTGGGCGACCGCGTGGCGTGCACCCTGGCCGCCGCCGCTGCGCCCGTACTGCTCGGACGACGCGATGAGCGCCCGGCTGATCTCGGTCAGGCCGTCGTACTCCTGGCCGGCGCTCTTGCCTGTGAAGCCCGCAGCGTCGGAGGAGACGAACGCGGTAATGGTGGTGCCGGGGGACGCCTTGATGACCTCGGTCGGCAGGATCGGCTGTGCGGCCATCTGAGCGACGCTCGGGACGGCTACGGCCGCAGACACCTGGACGGGGGCGGCAGGCTCCACAGCGGGCGCCTGGACGGCCTGCGGGGCCACGGGGGCGGCGCGGTCCGGGAGGGCGGTGAACTTGGAGCGGGTCTCGGCCAGGGCGGCGGCTGCGGTCTCACGCGCCGTGATGGCCTCGGAGACGACATCCACGTGTGCGGAGAGGGTCGAGAGCTCGGCCGACTCGTCGACGCTGAGGGCGTCCTTGGCGGCCAGTTCGGCGCCCCGGGTCTTGGCGGTCTCGTACGCGGCGTAGAGCGCGGTGTCGTCGAGCGCATCAGCGCTGAACGCGACCGGCTCGGTGGGCTTGATCTCTTCGGACATGACGGGAGCCTCCATGGGCGCGTCGGGACGGGGTGGTCACATCACCAACGGCCGGCTCACAGCTCAGCACCGCGGGGGTTTGCTGTTCGGTTGTGGCGACGGGCCCGGCTCACAGCTCAGCAGCTCGTCTGATTCAGATCATAGCGTGTCCACTGTTGACATTATGGGTTCTCAGTGATATGCGGTATCTTGGATCTATGACGAATCAGGGAAACATCGCAGATGACGTGTGGGCGGAGGCGCTCTACTGGGGCCGCCTCACGGGCACACAGGAGAACGATCTGCTGGAGGCGCTGGTCACCCGGGCGCTACGCGCACCCCAGGCCATCCCGGTGCAGCCAGCAGCCGCATGGATGCGCAAGGCCAAGAGGATCCGGACGGGAGGGCCCCGCATCGCGGTCGCCGTGCTCAACGGGCGCAACTGGAACGAGCTCGACGACAGGCTCCGGGCGTTCGAGGGGGCGGAGCAGCTGCACGGTCCCACGCCCCGATCCTGGTATGTGCTCCCGTACGCCGCTCTTGACGCAATCCAAACGCTTTTCTCTGACTTTCCCGACCGGGTGCGCATTTGCATGATCGACTCACACACGCCCTGACCTGCAACTAGTCACGTCAGACAGCAGCTCAGTTAACGGGAGGATTGAAGAGCCTCACGTGGGGTTAACCAGACTGCTGTCTGACGTGACTAGGTAACGGATAGGTCACGGACAATGTGGGGCTAACTGGACTTCGGCACGGCCTTCAGAGTCGCCCGCTTCCCCGCCGCGTTCTTCGCGATCCACATCCGCGCGTCCGCCACCGACGCACCCCGGTAGACCTCCACCCCGTCGATGCTCACCGCCTGATCGCTGGTCGCCTTCGCGCCCCCGCAGTTGCAGCCCATGTCACTTCCCCTTCGCGTTGATCCACGCCCACTTGGCGCGCGCTGCCATCATCATGTCCTCAGACTCCTGCGCCTGATCCGGCAGGGCACCCTCCACCGGCTTGATGCCGAACGTGCCGATGAGCGAGCGCTGCACCCCCAGCGCGAAGCTGACCCTGGCCCGCGGTACCGGGAAGCCGGGCGTGTTCACCGAACACACCGCGATCATCTCCAGTGACCCGCCGATGCTGCGCCAGTCCCCCGACACCGGGCTCGACATGAACTGTTCGCGCCGCGTCGGGTCCGCCGAGGGGAGCAGCCAGCCGCTCACCCAGATGCCGAACTCGTCCTCCCCGGCCACCACCTTCGCCACCGCTGCGCCCACGTTGTCGTAATGCTCCGCTGCGGCCATGAAACCCAGCGAGGCATCCGCGTGCCCTCCTCCCACCGTGAGCGTCCCCACGGGCAGCACAGCCCCGTCCTGGACCCTCTGAGTGCCGACGTGGAAGTAGCTGTACCCGGTCGGGCTGGTCGGTGCCGTCACGCATCCCGGCATCCCGACATGGCACTGACCCCACGGCGCGATGTGCCCGAACACCCGGCCCGTGTCCGTCACCGTGAGTGGCGTCACCCGGTCCACGTCCGGCGCAGCGAACCACTCGGCGGGCGGCAGCACCTCAGCGACCGAGGCCGACGCGGCCAGGGCGAAGGGAGCATCCCGGTCCATGCGCCCGTAGATGCCCCTCAGTACCCGCTGCATGGCCTCCGCGTCCTGCGGTGTCCCGTTGCCCCTTGCTCCCTGCGTGGCAGCCGCAGCCGCGAACACACCGCGAGGCACGATGGTCAGCGTCCCGTCGATGACGTCCGCGATCCCGAAGCCGTAGGCGCCGCGCGTCTCGGGATTGGCGTCGTCGTCCTTGCGCAGGAACGCCCTGGCGTAGCGCGCCCAATCCGTAGTGTCCCCGTTAGTTGCCCAGGCGAACACCCGGCCCGCAGCCGCTGCTCCGTCCCACGGCCGCGCCTCATCGGCGATCGGCATGTCCGCCCACCCCGTGGTGCGCACCGATGCCATGAGGGAGTACACCAGCTCGTAGGAGGGCCCTGTCGGCATCGGCTCGACCGGCAGCGGGTCCAGGGTGAGGGACACGTCGGCGAACGCGGGGATGGCTACCAGGGTCGCGCCGGCCACCCGCCACCGCGTGATCGTGGCGTTGCCCTCCTCATCCGCCACATACTCGATGTCGTCCAGGTCGACGGACGGGCCGATCACGCCTGCCTCGATGGAGTCGACGGCCGAGTACTCCGCCGTATCGAGCAGCGACCCGGTGGCCGTGATCATGTCGTTGCCGATGGACAGGGTCTCGATGCGGCCGATCACGACGGACCCGCCGTGCCCGTCTCCGGTCTCGCGCTGGTACAGCAGCGGCAGTGGGAGGTCCCGGCTTGACCCTCCGCCTTCTGCGAGCAGTCGCCCGTCTCCGGTCGGCACGCCCAGCCGGGCGAGCACCGCGCTCCATGTGCGTGCCATGGTCACTCCTCTGTTCGGAACTGTCGGTCGGTCCAGTCGATCTGTTCGCCGAGCACGACCGGGAGCATCGTGCAACGGCAGTTGATAACCTCTCCTGCCGGTCCGGTCGGGTCGCCCGGGAACATGAGCTGTGATGTGCCCACCCGGAAGGGCTCGGAGAGCAGGGTGCGTTGCTTGTCCGCTGCCCGATGCGTCGGCCGGGTGCGGCTGTCCTCGGTGGCCAGCCACATTTTGAAGGGCGCCGGGTCGCCCCGCTGCTGGGCGTCCAGCTGTGCTCCCCGGAAGACGCCCGCGTTGACCGCGCCCATCGTCTCGGTGCGTGCCACGGTCACGGCGCGGTTGGTCCAGCGCTCCGATCCGGTGGCGGTGAGGATCTGGTTGACCCCCGCTGTGACCTCCCGGATTCCGTCTCCTTCGCGGATTCCGCGCTCGATCTCAGCGACTACAAGGCTGTAGACCTCGTCAGGAATTCTCACCAGACGGTTACCGGCTGTGTTCAGATATGACTGTACGTAGCTGTCTGTGATCGGATCGCCCGCCCCGGTGACCCGCCGGAACGCACCGCGCAGGGTCTGAGTGATGGTCGGCAGCACCCGGACGTTCACCTCGTCCGTCCAGAATGCCTGTGCGTCCGACACACGGCCCGGGTCGAGGTTCTCGCTCCCCGACACCACACCGGGCCTGACGCGGTCCAGGAAGCGGCTCAGCGACCGGAACCAGGCACGCCCCGTGCGCAGCTCTCCGTCCGTGATGATGCTCAGTGCGCGCAGTCGAGCGGGTAGGTGCGGGTCACGGCCCGGCGGGGTGGTCACGGGCGCCGCATGACGTGACGCAGATCCCGAGTCAACACAGTCCGGTCATGCGGCATGCACGCGTTCAGGGTGCCGATCACGTGGCGCCGCAGCACGTATTCGAGGTCCCCCGCGTCCAGCCCGAACGCGTCCGCCACCGGGGCGACGAACTGGAACGACCCTTCGAGCAGGGCATCATCGCTGTGCGGGCTCTTCCCGATCACCGTGTGGAGTTCGTGACGGGGAGTGCTCGCGAACTGGCCGCGGTTCTGGTTGGTCATCAGTCGCCCTCCCGCACGCGACAGGGCATCGAACACCAGGAGCTCGGCCGCGGCCGTGAGACCGACTGTGTCGGCGTTGGGCTCGGTCTGTGCGGCGGGCAGCGCCCGGGTGTCGGCCGGCGCAGCGTCTACAGCCGTATCAACCGCAGGAGCCGCCGGGGCAGCGGTCGGCCGGGCGGGCAGGCCGAGCATGTCCGCGTACTCGGGGACAGCCAACAGCGTCGGGTCCAGCTTGGTCAGCTCGAACAGGCGCCTCACTTCCAGCTCATCATCCGACGGGATGGCATCGTCGGGGATGCCGGAGGCGATGCGCCGTGCATCGTCCGAGATCAGGTCGTTGTCCCAGAGCCAGTTCTGGTCCTCGGTGGCGTCCGGCCGCTTGACGATCGCGGCGGTGTCCCAGTCGATGACGTACCGCTCGACGTCCGTGATGCCCATGGCCCTCAGTGCGGGCCGGAACCAGTGCTCGGTGAGCGCGTCGGCGATGCGCTGTAGCAGCGGCTCGATGTAGATCTTGTACGTGGACTCCTCCACCTGCCAGGCGGACCAGTGATTGGCCTCGGACTGGGTCCCCGCCGCGACGTCCTTGGGCATGTCCAGGGTGACCGCGAGGCGGTTGAGCGCGTTGTTCCTCAGCTCCACGACTTCACCGTCGAGGGCGGTGGTGAAGTCGATGTGCGACTTGGACGCGACGTCGATGAACTCGGACGGCATCTCGATGAGGATGGGCGCCTGCGCTCCGGCGGTGCCCGGATTGGACAGCGAGGCCTCCATCGCCTCCATGATGTACCGCGCAATCGCGGTTGCCTTCGGGACCCCGTCGGCAGCGGGGAAGTCGGCCTCCTGCGGGTAGAGCCAGATCCCGTTGGAGGCAAGGCGGCTGTCGAGCTTGGCCGCGATGTTCATCGAGGCCTTCTCGATCTCCCGCAGGATGGGCAGCGCCGGGCGCACGGCGGTGTCGGCCTTTGCCTGGTCGTTGGGGTGCGGGGACCAGACGCGGAACAGCCGGTCGCGGGCGCCGAGGCTGACCGGCAGCATGGTCATGGGGTCGATGTACGTCCACGAGCCGCCCTTGACGGTCACCTTCTGCCCGGACAGCACGAGCCACGTGTCCGGCATGACGACGCCCTGACGGTCCGGGGTGGGGCGCACCACGACGAACAGCTCCCCGGGGATCTGCCAGCACACCGCGATGGTCTGGAGGAGCTGGGCCCGCTGGGAGGCACCGCCGAGGATCATCGCGGCGACGCGCTGCACCTGCTCGTTCTCGGTGGGCCCGGTGACGAGCTGCGTGTCCTGGTCGACCTCAGCGGCGAACGGGGTCGCCTGGCTACAGGCGTTGGCGATGAAGGTGACGGGGGACCGGAGCTCTCCGACCGCGTCGAAGAAGTACCAGGCGTCCGTCTGCCAGCCTTCCACGGTCTGTGCCCGGCGCAGGTTGCCGACCTGCCGGACCTCTGGTCCGACCAGCGGCATGGCTGCGGCCAGCACCGCCTTCGGGGGTGCCGTCTCGTTCTTGCGACGGGCGAACAGAGCCATCACTCACCATCCCTTGATGCCAGGAACCCGGCAACGTAGCTGAACGCCAGTGCCGTAGTGACGGCCGTAAATGTCATGGTGTCACCCCAGAGCCACCAGGCCCCTGCTGTGGCCGCTCCCACGTAGGTGCTGACGCACCAGTCGCAGACGATGAGGTAGGCCAGCAGGGAGCCGTCCGGCAGCGCGCGGACCGCTCGTCCCCGGGGTGCCTGCGTGATGCGGTCCGTGGTGACGAGACGGGTGAGCCGGGCGGTGGCCAGAGCTGCGAGTACGAACGTGATCGTGTCCATGTGTCACCATCCTCCCGCACCGGGGGCGCGGCGTGTGGCCAGGAGGAGCGCCGGGGATGCGACGGTCACCTTGCCCATGTCGAATCGCTTGGTCAGGTAGGCCACGAGGTGCACGGCGGCGTCGACCCGGTCAGGCGACTTGGGGTCCTCGTCCGGAATCCACGTCGTGTACTGGTCTTCCAGCTCGCCGAACACGCCGACGTGGTGGACGCGTCCCTGCTCGTACTTCATGACCACGGGCTGCGCACGGAGCTGCTTGCCCAGGCTCGCCCACACTTCCTGGAGCGGGGGGCGGCTGAACTTGGCGACGTCCAGGTCAGACTGCCGTTCCTTCCAGACCTTGGTGAGGACCTCCTTGACCCAGCCCTTGCCGAAGTTGTCCTCGTACACGAGCACGTCGGCGTTCGTGAGATCGAACAGGTCCCAGGCGCGCGAGGCCGCTTCCTGCGGGGTGAACTTCCCCGAGGCGTCGTGCGTGATGTAGGCGTGGCCGTCGGGTCCCTGGCCGCCTGCGATGAGGCCGGTCTCGTCCCGGCGCCCGGTACCCGCAGGGTCCATGGCGACGACGCGGAGCAACAGGTCTGGGCAGGCGTCGACCCTGCCGGCGTCGATGACGGCCCGCGCGAGCAGCGCGCCGGGGAGGTCGTCGAGGATCTCGGCGTCCAGTTCCTGCCTGCCGAGGGTGGTCCCCTCGTAGCGGGCGACGACGGCCCGGCGGAAGGTGGGCGCCAGGTTGGACAGGTTGTCGTAGGTCGAGCCGCGCACGGTGTAGCACCGCGGGTCCTTGAGCATCGCCTTGATGAGGGGCAGCGGCCGGGGCGTGGTGGTCGCGAGGATCTGAGGGTGTTCGCCGAGGCGCAGCCCCATGAGCAGCATGTCCCATGCGTACTGGAGGCGCCGCCACGCGGCAAGCTCGTCGGCCCAGGCGTAGTGGTGCTGGGGTCCTCGGATGCGGTCCGGCTCGTCGGCCGAGTAGAGCATCTGGGTCGCGCCGTTGGGATAGGTCAGCTTCCGCTTGGACGGCTCGTAGACGGGGCGGAAGGTGGTGGGGGCGCAGGCCATGATGCCGGACTCGCCCTCGACCATGATGTCCCGGGTGTCGGCCGCGGTGGGCCCGACGAGCGCGCCTCGCTCAAGGTCGCGGGCCAGGCGCCATGCCCACTCGGACCCGGTGCGCGTCTTGCCGAAGCCACGGCCCGCGAGCGCCAGGAGCTGATCGTATTCGGTTTCGTTGCCGGGGAGCCGCTGAGCGGGCCGGGCGTGGGGGCCCGGCCTGCCGGGGTGTGGGGACCCGTCGCAGTCCTTCTTCGAGCACAGCCACGGCACACGCCCGCTCTCGCGTGCCTGCACCATCTGTTCCAGCGTCTCGGCCACCTTGGAGAGCGAGGCGGTGTCGAGGCCGGCGAGCTGCGCCCGGCTGATCATTCCGCCTCAAGCTTCCGGAGGTATTCCTCGATCTTCTCCATGACGCCGTTCGGCTTGTCGGTCTCCACCCGCAGCTGCAATGCCTGTTGCTGCGACTTGAGCGCCACGGCCAGAGCCTGCGTCCACCTGATGCTGGGGTCCTGCCCCGGCTTGAGCATCTTCAGGTTGCTGTGGAGATGGACCAGAAGATCCTGCGTGATCTCCATGTGGTAGCTGCGGACGTTCGCCATGTCTTCGGCGTACCCGTCGACCTCTGCTTTGGTCACGTAGCTGTCGTACGCGGCCACCCGCTCCTGCCAGTTCCACAGCTTCTTGGACGACCAGTTGCCGAGCTGGGAGTCGCTGGCCATGCCGAGTGCGAGGCGCGTCCTGTCCAGGGAGCGCTCGCTGCCCTGGAGCATGTACGTGCGGAACGCCTGGTACGCCTTCGCGGTCTCACCGGGGCGGATCGTCCAGATGTGTTCGTCGCTCACGTCCCCTCCTTCCTACGTCGGCGGCATCGTTACGGATGCGCCGGTTATCAACATGATGACACCCAGCAACAGGGGGAAGCCGAAGCCGGTCACCCCTGCCCGCGCCCACCACGTGATCCGTGCGTCGCTCGCAACCACGTCGCTCTCGACATGGTTGAAGCGCTGCGCGAACAGCTCCATGTCAGATCTTCGCTGCTCCTGGGTGACCATCACCGCGAGGGCTCCTTCGATGCGCGCGTTCGTCTGCGCCTGCATGTCGAGCTGCCGGGACACGGTGCGGATCATCTCGTAGACCGTCGGCTGCGACGGATCGGTGACCGTACTCATGCGTCCAGCTTGGACGAGACCACCTTGAGCAGCGCCATGAGCGCGGTCTGCTGGGTCCTCTGCTCCGCAACCAGGGCGGTCAGGGCGTCCACCTTGTCGTCCAGCCCGCGCAGGTATGCGTAGGTGTCCCGCGTCTCGCCCTGGTCGGTGTTCTTGTACGCCCACACTTCCTTGGGTGTCAGATCGTTCACGGTGGTGTCTCCTGTGTCGTTGGTCCCCTTGGCGGCGGACAGGATGGCGGCGATCGGGAAGGCCCCGGGGTCGCCGTGGTCGTTCTCGGGCACGTGCTGGTGCCCGCAGTGCCCCTTGAAGCCTTCCCACTGGGCGCCGGTCATGCGCACCGGGCTGTTGCCATAGCTGGAGGGGTAGGCCCGGAACGTGACGCCGGAGGTGAGGGGCACGCCGTGGTTGGCGTTGGCCCAGGCGGCGAAGTCACCGAGCTGCTCGATCACCCACGTCGGCAGGTTCGGGGTGTACAGGTGCTCCTTGCCGGCCCAGTTCTGGTGGGTGGTGGGGTCGCACGTGCCGACGAGTTCGATCTGCACGGCGTTGAGCGTGTTGGTCTCGACGCCCCCGGCCTTGTTGACGAGCGCGCGGGAGCTGGTGTCGAAGTCGAAGTGCTGGTACCAGCGGAGCTTCTTGGTGGGGAAGTCGGGGAGCGCGGTGAAGTTGGGCGCCTCGCTGCCGCCGTTGTAGCTCGGCAGGGTCCGGCCCTCTGTGGTGTGCCAGACGACGACGTTGGACTCCATCGAGTCGCCGGGGTACTTCCCCTGGTACCGGTACGCCTGGGATGCGCCGGGGTACTTCTGTGGCCCTGTCTTGGTCATGCGTCCCCCTCATATGGTTGCTGTGTCCACAGGGTACGCAGAAACCCCACCCGAGGCAGAGGCGGGTGGGGTTCCGTATTGCGGGGACGCAACGGCGTCAGTCTATCCGGTACTCCCAGTCTTGTTCCGGGTAGACGGGGGTAGTTGTGACAGCGGTGTCGTTGCCGTCCGTGATGGTGCGCTTGGTGATGCTGACGGTGGGTGCCCCGTGCTTGACGGAGCCCCACGCCTTGAGGGTGAGGACTGCCTTGTCCTCCGTCATCCATCCGTCGACCAGGGGGCTGATGCGGTACTCGGTGACTCGGTTCGGCATCTCGTCGGCCAAGCGGCTCGGCTCGCCATCAAGGACCGCATCGGCAAGGGCTCGGTAGTCGACCCCGTCCTGCATCTGGCAGGAGTGCACGTCCGCTCCCGAGAGGGATTGAGCGATGCGGTCGCGGAGTTCGGCACCCGGTGGAGACGGAAGAGGATGCGGGTCGATGTCAGCCATGCTCCAGCGTCCTCACCGCGTCCTTGACGCGCTCTTCCAATCGGCCCAGTTCTGCACGGAATTCGTCGCGCTCAACCTGCATGCCTCCCAGTTCCTCGCGGAGCTGATCGCGCTCAGCCTGTACGTCTTCCAGTTCCTCATCCACAGATCAGCCCTCCAAGGGCTGCGAGCACGCACAGGAGGAGCAGGAAGATCCCACCGCATCCCGTGCTCGGCTCATTGTCGAAGTACCGCTTGTCCATGACCTCGCGCTTGCTGTGCCCGCGCTGGGGGTCACGGGGCGGGCGGCGGGTCCCGCCGAACGTGCTCTTCTCCCACTGCTCACGCGGCATCGTCGTCCCCCTCGATGTCCTGGTCGATCCTGAGGGCTGTCTCCCGCATGACGGCCTGCTTCTCAGGCCAACCCGTCCACTCGTCCGCCTCTTTGCGGATCTCGTCTGCAACGTCGCGCCGTTCCTGTGTCCGGATCTTGTCGAGGATCTCGATCTGTTCCCACGTGAACCGGAGCTCCGGCCACCGGTCGCCGGGCTTGTCCAGTCCCAGGGATACTGCGAGCTCCTTCACCAGCTTGACGATCTCGTCGTCGCTCATCAGTGCCCACATCCCTTCGTCCACCAGCCGCACTTGCCGCAATACGTCCCACCATCGTGGTCGCTCATGCCCCGGCCACCTTCCGGCATCCCTGGTCCGGCGTCCACGTCGGGTAGTCCGCGTCGGTGGAGCAGCACTCAGGGTGGCAGCGTGCAGCCTCGGTGAATGCCGCGTCCTCTTCCGTCTCCATCTGGTGCAGTACGTCGCACATGGTGCGTCCCCTTGTCGTCGTCTTCTACTGCCTCTGCCCCCGCCTCCTGGTGGAGGACGGGGGCGGCGGAGCTGAGGCGACTACCTGATCCGCTGGGCGATCCGGCGGGCATCCGTGCGGGTGATGCTCAGCGCGTCCGCCAGGCCCCGGTGCAGTTCCGCCAGCGTCCTCATTGCCTGACCCCGGCTTCCGTCGATGCGGCCCGCCCGGCGGCTGGCCTTGATTCCGGCGACGAACCGGTAGGGGACGGGGTAGGACGTTCCGTCCAAGGTGACCTTGGTGGGCTGCGTGTTGGCTGCGACCTTGGCGGTGATCTCTGCGATCTGGCTGGCGGTGAGGTTCATGATCACTCCTGTGTTTCGTCTCCGGCTGATGTCTCTAGTAGACACCATGTGGTGCGATCGCGTCAACCCCTGGCGGGGGCCGGGAGACCGGCCCCCTTCGATCAGCGCCTGTTGCGGGATGCGAGATCCTCCATCAGGTGGCCGCCTCCGCACTCCCCGACGCTCTTGATGCCTCGCTCCATCAGGGCGTCCCGGATGGCCTCGCAGTTGTACTCATCCGTCCCGCTGGGCCAGTACCGCTGAACCTGAGCCAGCAGTCGGGAGCCGTCCGCCTTGTGCTCGGCCTTTGCCTTCAGCTGCTCCGCGATCCGCTGTCCGTCCGTCATGATCTTGACCTTTCGTCATCCCCGGCTGATGTCTCCAGTAGACACCATGTGGTGCGATCGCGTCAACCCTTGGTGCGGTACGACCGGCGCTCGGCGTGAACCGTGACCGTGATCTGGGCTCCGCCGTACTTCGACTCAACGCTGTGACCAGCCTCTTCGCGGATAAGAGGGGCCGGAACCCGGTGGGGGAGCGGGGTTGAGTGCAGCCAGCACACAACCCACCCCGCGACCGCGAGCCACAGGATCGGCGCGTACCAGCAGACGGCAGTGGCACCGGACCAGAGGAGCATCAGCCCCACGATCCGGTGCCACTGCCAGCGCCACGGCGCTCTCATTCCCGCCACCACTTCTCAATGTCCTTTGACCCCCAGTGGGCGAACAGACCCACGGCGATGACGATGATCGCGAAGCATGCTGCCCCGGCCCACTCGCCGCCGGTCACGACGACCCCGGCAGCCAGATGCCCGACATGTTCGCGGCCGACGCGAGCGGCACAGCCAGCAGGCCGAGGTAGCCCCGCACCAGGCCGGTCAGGATGCCGGCCAGGATGCCCTGTCGCATCGCCGAGCGGACCGCTTCCCGGCGCCGCATCACCACCACGACGATCGCAGTGAAGACCAGCACCATGGCCAGCCCGCCGTTCGTCAGGGCCAGGACGGACGCGTTCTGCACCGAAGCGCGATGACCACCGACACCCCAGATCAGGGCCCCGTCACCGAGCCAGCCGCCGCCCCACAGGATCGCGTCCCCGAACCACCCCAGCAGGCCGCCACAGAGCAGCAGGAGCACGCCGTAGCAGTAGCCGGACAGGAACGGCGCGATGCCGAGCGCGCAGCCAAGGGGGTCCTTGGTGAGCTGCTTGCGGGTCGGCCACCACGTACCCACGTTGAGCACGATCAGGAACAGGCCGAGCACGAAGGAACCGAGGGTAGCCCCGTCCTTGAAGGTCACGGTGTCCACCACCCCAGCGCCCACGTGAAGCCGAGGAACGCCCACAGGCACAGCTCGACGGAGACACCCCAGACGATCCACTCGGCTCGCTTGCCCGGCTTCTCCGTGAACGCGAGCCCGACGATGGCGAGCACGGCGAGCACGGCCCACATCAGGAATGTGATCAGTGTGCTCATGACTGTTCCTCCTTCTCGTGCTCGATGGTGAGGGCCGCGCACAGGCGCTGTGCCCGTGCCGTGCCCGTGCTCAGCTCAGTCTTGATAGCGCGCACGCCGGGCACGCCCTGTGTCTGTCCTGCGAGCACGCGTGCCCGCTCCATGAACGCTGTGTCCGACGGGAGGAGCACGCCCGTGCGCACGTGCTCGGTGACCGTGTCCGTGAACGTGCTCGCCGGGAACGTGTCCGGCAGCGGGGGCACGAGGTGGAGCACGGAAGGTGTGCTCGGGTGCTCCACCTCGACGTGCTCCCGCAGACGGTCACCGACGTACGAGCACAACGGGCACGGGATGGTTGGCGCCGTGCTCGTGTGGATGATGCACTCCCCGCCGTGCCCCTCGCACTCAAGATGCCCGTGCGCGCACACGTCCCAGCGGGCCGCTAGCACGGCCTCTTCAGCGTGCTCGTTCCAGTCGTCGCCCCACGCCTCGGTCTGTGCCCGGATCTCTTCCTGGGCCGTGCTCGGCTCGTGCTCGGGCACGTGGGCCCACCTTGAGCACGTGCCGATGTGCTCGCTCATGAGCACGCCCGGCATGTCGCAGTACGGGCACGTGTCCGTGCTCACCGGTGCGTGCTCGGGCACGGGCGGTGTGCTCGTGTGCTCGGTCCACAGGGCCGGGTCCGGGTGCGGCCCCTCTACGGTCACGCCTGTGCTCGGGATGCTGTACCCGAGCACGCTGCCGTGCTCGCCCTCGGTCACGCCCCACAGAGCACTCACGCGTGCCTCGCCGGGCGTGCTCAGCGCGTGGACACGCCAGAGCACGAGCGGTGCGATCGCGGACACGGCCGTGATCAGGATCCAGTCGACGTGAAGCACGCCGGCCGTGACCAGGTGGCTGGCCGCGTTCACGCCGACCATGGCGAGCACGGCCGTGAGCACTTCGCGGTGAGAGCGCAGTGCGCGCACGGCGTAGGCGTCGAGCGCGCCGGGCACGGCGGCGGCAATGAACTGGTTCATGCCGATCGCCCGTGCGAGTTCGTATTCGGCCGAGGCGGTGGCCACCAGAGCGAATCCGGCGGCCACCCACTTCAGCCAGTCGTTGCCGCGTCCCCACGCCTTCATGCGGTGAGCACCCCCATGCAGGCGCACCGCTCGACCACAAGGCTGGTCCTCCTGGTCTTCACACCGCAGTGTGTGGCGCCGTGCGCCTCATGACGGCAGATCGGGCACTCCGGGTCGGGGCTCGCCTGAAGCGGGATCCTGAGGCCAGGCGTTACCGTGACCGGCTCGGCCGACAGGTCCCGCTCGCCGGTCGCAAGCCAGTGTGCGAACTCATCGGCCGTGTCGAGCACATCGCCCGGCGACCACGTGCCCACAGGGGCTGTCCGGGACGACCAGAGTTCCGCCGCGAGGCGCAGTGCGGAGAAACGGTGGTCCTCGTTGGGGGTCGGCAGCTCCTCCACATTGCCGCACGGGCAGTGGTAGTAACGGCACCCGTTGTCAGGTCGGTGGTGGGTGACGGGGTGGGTGCAGATCAGGCACTCGGGCCCGTCCTGAGCCGGGGCCGGGGCTGACTCAGCACAGTAGATATCGCCCCGGACCCCCAGGCATTCCGACAACACGCGATGGGCCGTATGCAGGTGCCGACCGTGGTCGTGTCCGTAACCGCACCAGAACTCTGACGTCACTGTCCGTCGGCCGCGCCACCGCTGCAATCCATCGATCATGCGGTCGACCGCTGCCGGGTCGAGGTAGCAGTAGATCGGCTGCTGACCCTCATGCTTCGCAGTCAAGGTCAGGCGCTGGTCCGCTGTGGCGATGAACTCGACCGAGTCACCGTCTTCGTCCGTGTGCTTGAAGAAGTTCTCTGCGTTGTCGACCATGTCAGCGGCCCTCCCGTCCGCACGTGGCGATGAGGAGCGTGGCGAATGACTCGGGGCGCTTGAGCTTGTCACGCGCCGCGTCGGCCAGTCCCTCGCGGCCGACCAGGTGGGCGGCTGCGCACTGGTCGTTCTTCTCCTTCTCGGTCTGGGGCGACCACGACTCGGCGAACACGTGCTGCTCGGCGGAGGTGGGCTTGTACGGGTCGGCCGGCTCGCCGCATGCAGTGACGCCTGCCAGGAGAGCGGCCGCGATGGCCAGTGCTCGGAAGGTCTTCATGATGCTGTCCCCTCGGACTTGGTCTTGACGGGGAACCGGAAGCCCCGGCACCCGCAACTCATGTCGTTCTCTGTGCGCTGCCAGCACCCGGTGTCCCGGGCGTGGGCGCTGTTCTGGTGGCCGCAGCCGCACATGGCATTCGGCAGCGTGGGCGCTTCCCAGGGGAACCACTCCTTGGGGCCGTAGCCCAACAGCTCCCGGAAGCACACCTGGCCCTTGATGCGGTAGGACACGAGCGGGATGGCGTTGGTGAGTGCTTCCCGATCCTGGTCCGCCCGGCGCGCTACTCCGATCACGCCCCGGCGCTCGGCCGGGGAGATCAGCGGGTTGGAGACCTTTGCCTGAATCCACAGGGTGTGGATATCTCCGACCGCGACCACGTCGATCTTGCCCCGGCTGCCGGAGGAGCGGAGTACGTCGTACCCGCGCTCCTTCAGGTGGGCCATGATCTGGAGCTCGAAGTTCGCTCCCTGCCGGTTCGTGTTCTTCGCCTTGCGGACTGCCATCACTTCTTCCCGGTCCGGGCCGCTGCCTTGAGCAGCACCCACGTCACGGCGGCGGTGAACGAGACGACTAGCCACCCGCCGGCCACGGCCGACATGTACACGAACACGTTCCATGCGCTCACTGCGTCCCCTTACGTCGGTGTCTTCCACTGCCGCTGCCCCCGTACCGGCGTGCGGTACGGGGGCTGTGCGTCTGGGGTTGGTCAGCGGACCTGCGAGGCAATCAACCAGGCCGTCGTGGCGTCCACGTTCAACGCTGCGGCCAGGTCTGTCCGGGTCCGGGACGCGGCCCTCATGCCCTGGCCCCGGCCGATGTAGTTCGCGGTCCGGCGAGCGGCGCGGATGTCCCGAGCGATCCGGTAGGGAACCTCATAGCCGGTGCCCGCCACGGTCACAGGGACCGGATTGCAGTTAGCGGCGGCCCTGGCCTGAATCTCTGCGATCTGACCCGTGGTGAGGTTCATGATCACTCCTGTGTGTTGTGTCCGGCTGATGTCTCTAGTAGACACCATGTGGTGCGATCGCGTCAACCCCTACTTCTCGTAGAGCTGACCCCATCGCTCACCGAACACGAACGGCTTGCCCTGACCGGCCGTGATGCTGACGGGGCGCGAGGCCCCGGCGGGCGCCCACATGCGGGTCATGGCCTTCTGCGCGATGCGGGCGATCTCCTCCCGGTCCTTCTTCGGGACGGACAGGATGATCTCGTCGTGGACGATGACGCGCAGCATGGGCAGGATCTCCGGCGCCGTGGCGGCCAGGGTGAGCAGCCCCTCAGCGATCAGGTCCCGGGTCGTCGGCTGACCGATCATCGCCGAGGACTGGGTGTACGCCCGGCCCACGTCGCAGCGCAGCTTGCGCCCGAACCCGTTGTCCAGCAGCACGCCCGCTTCTGCCTTCTCCTGCGTCTCCCGCTGCCACCGCACCACGTCGGTGAACGTGCCCCGCATGTACTGGTCGAGGCCCTGAGCGGCCTCGATGGTGACTCCCTTGGTGTTCTCCACCATGCCGCGCATACCCCGGCGGTACATCCAGCCAAGGTCCAGCGTCTTGGCCGGGGTCCGGTCGACGCCCGTCATGCGGGAGATCTCCGTGTGGAAGTCGCGCGCCGGGTCGTTCAGGATCGCGATCAGGTTGTGATCCTGCGCGTGGGCGGCGACACACCGGATGTCGATCTGGTCGAGGTCGATCGAGACCAGGACCTCATCGTCGTCGGCGGTGAGGAAGTACCGCTCGCTGTCCGGCACGCCCTTCTTGAGGACGGTCAGGCCCGGGTCGAGGATCGACCAGCGGCCGGTCGCCTGGAACGGCAGGAACGCGGGGTGCACCCGTCCGGAGTGGACGTGGCGCAGCACGTTGGCGGCGTTGTTCCTGATGCCATTCATGCCCTGCACAGCCTCGATGACTGGCACGGCGGCGGGGACGTGCTGCTCGGCGTGGTTCAGCGCGTAGGCCATCGTCTCCTTGGACAGGGACAGCGCCCCGTCCTTCCCGCGCGGCCAACTGGAGACGGGGAAGCCGAGGGCTCCCAGCGCCTGCTCGAACGCCGCCTTGCCCTGCTTGGTGCGCTGCGGCGCGGCGGCCTCCTTGCCCGCCATGTTGGTGAGGGGGAAGCCGTGCTCGACCGCGAGCATGGTGCGCCCGGCATCGGCGCGGGCGGAAAGCTCCTCAGCGCGCTTGTGCAGGCCGCTCACGTCCACCTTGAAGCCGTTCAGCGTGGCCCGTGCGGTGACCGCGCAGACGCGCGCCTCGCGCTCCTCATAGGGGTCGTAGGGGATGGCCGCGTCCAGCTCTGCCGTGACGGCCAGATCCTCGCGCAGGTACTCGACGTAGCGGGGGTCGTTCGCCGGGATGTGGTCCCACCCGCCGTACTCCTTGGCCAGAGCCGATCCCAGTCCGGACTTGCCTGGCCGACCTAGGTAGCGCTCGGACAGGGCGTCCATCGAGTACGACTTGAAGCCGGGGCCGGAGCTGGTCTGGTAGCTGGTGGGCGGGTCGTTCTGGAAGGCCGCGATGCGGAGATCCCGCCCGCCGATGATCGTCTGCTCCACCGGGATGTTGTGGTGGCGGTCCATGGCGATCGAGTCGAAGAAGAAGTTGTTCACCCCGACCAGGGGCACGGACTTGAGTCCCCGGGTGACGGTCATCATGTCCGTCCGATCCGACGCGTCCACCACCCGCTCGCCGGCGCCGACCAGCTTCACGAACGTGCCGTAGTCGGTGGCGAACAGGTCATCGGCGTTGCCGGTCTCGATGTCGAACGGGACGAAGCCGTCAGGCTCCTCCTGGGCGATGTCCAGCCCGGCGGCGCGGCCTGTCCGCACCCGTTCCTCATGGCTGAACGGATCAGGCTCTGTCGGCGCCGGGTCGGGTTCCGGGGAGGGGTCCGCGCTGAACGGGGAGTCCCCGCCGGAGGATAGTCCCTGGCCCGAGTCCAGACGGACACCGAACCATCCGCGCTGCTGACGCCCGTTCACGGACTTGCGGCCGGTCGACACCTTGTGCCCCTTCACCATGTCGTGGGAGCCGAAGCGCGTCGCGAACGTCTTATCGTTCCACGGGCGGTGACCCCCCTGTGCAGCCCAGTCATTGAAGGCCTGGAGCATGGCCTGAGTGTTGGTGAACCCGTCCTGCTCGAACACCAGGCACTCGTCGGAGAACCCGAGGATCTGATCTGTCTCGGCTCGCCACTCGCGCGTCTCCCGCTCGACCTCTTCCGGGTTGTCCATCATGCGGCGGCCACGGGCGTACCACGCCATGGCTCCCTCGACCATCCAGGCCAGGGCGGCGGCGCGGACGTGGGGATCGTTCTGCGCGTACTTCAGGGAGCCGTCGCCGCGCCGGTCCATGTCGCCCGTCAGGGGCTCGGTGGGCTTGCGGAAGGTGTACGGGAAGGGGAGCAGGGACAGCCGCCGCCACGTGCCGTGGTCCGTCTCAGTGACGACCGGCCGGTAGTTCGTGTTGATAAACAGGGAGTGGGTGGCCAGGAACTCCACCGGGTCCTGCCGGATGCGGCGCGCCTTGATGTACTCGGTCCCCAGCACCGTCTTGAGGCGCTGCGTGTTCAGGTGCCGGGCCTCGGGCGTCTCCTCCAGTACGGCGTACCTGGCCCCGCGCAGGTCCATCAGCTCGGTGGGGTGCGCGTCCGGGGACGCCATCAGGACGCGGTCGGAGATGACCACGCCGTATCCGCCCATCGCCCGGCGCACCGTGTTGACGATCGTCGACTTGCCGTTCGAGCCGGACCCGTACGCGATGACCAACTGGTCGTCCGCCACGGAGTGCCCAGTCAGTGCCTGGCCGAGACGGTCCTGGTACCAGGGGAGGATGCCGGCCGGAACGGCGGTGAGCGCTTTGGTCCACATGGGGTGTGTCGCCCCGGGGCGGTACGCGGCATCCGCGATCTTGGTGATCGAATCGTCCGGACTGAAGGGGCGCAGCTCCCCGGTCGGCAGGTGCACGGTGCCATTGGTGACCGTGAGCAGGTCGGGGTTCCCGTCGAAGTCGCCCGCCTCGCGCTGGATCGGGTGCACGCCGCGGGCCAGGTCTACCAGGCTGCGGATGCGCGCCTTGCTCAGCACCATGCGCCACCCAGTGATCTGGGCCGTCATGTTCCGCGACTGGTCCTTGCGCTGCTCGGTGAGGACCGCGTCATACCGGCCGCTCGCCCACTGACGCACGGCCTCGACCGGTTCGACGTCGGATACCTCGTGCCACACCTTGCCAGTCCACGCCATCCATCCGAGGCCGGCGGTCCAGCAGTATTTGCCCTCAAGGGCTTCGCTGGCCACGTCCTCGACCAGGAACGCGTCGGTGAACGCCGCGTCCGGTGCACCCTGTCCGGGCGCCGTGTCGGTCGCGACACCCGCGAGTGCGTCGGTCGTCCCCCCGGCCGTCAGGTAGTCGTCCACGCCCTTTGTGGGCACGCCGTTGACCTCGGACGGGGTGACGATGAACTTGACTGCGCGCACCTTGCGGGTGCGCAGCCACGCTCCGAGACGCGCCATGGCGAGTTGGACGTTCCGGTTGCCCGCGGCGTCCGAGTCGAAGCACACGACGATGACGCGGTCCTTGAGGGGGATCGACTCCCAGTCCCCGAGCGTGCCCATCTTGTTGCGCCAGTTGAAGACGCCCGTCAGGCCGAGTGCAGCGCACTCCTTGGAGACCAGGGCATCGACCTTCTTCATGCCCTCGGTCACCCACAGCGCGGCGTCCGGGTTCGCGAGCTTGGACCGGGTGTACGCGGGGACATCGAGCACGAGCGGGGCGCCCGCGGGCGTCTCGTACTTGCGGTCCTTGGGGGTGCCGTCGGGGCGGATCTCCCGGTGGGGGACCGCGGGCTTCAACTGGTGCCCGGCGATCTCCCCGTGTGCGTTGTGCAGGGGGATGAGCAGCGCCGGGTAGACGTCCTCCCGGTTGCGCAGGCGCGGGCCGAACCCGAACTCTTCCAGCTCGTGAAGCTCGGCGGCGGTACCTGTGAGGGTGCGGTAGCCGCGCGCCTCGATGACCTCGGGGGAGATCCCCGACTCTTCTTGCAGCTCACGCAGGTGAGCATCGTTCAGGACAGCATCCGTCATGGGTGTTAGCCTTCCAGTGCAGTGGTGAGTCCCTGCGCGAGAGCCCCGCCGAGCTGAGACCGGCGGGGCTCTCGTCATGTCCAGGAGAGTACGCCGAACCGTACCTCATCGGAAGCCGTCTTATCCGTCTAGCGCGACGCGGGCTGTTGATCATGGCCCGGAATCGGCTTCTGACCTGCACTTAGACGGATAAGACAGGTGTTCAGTTAACGGAGGAATCACTAGGCCTCACGTAGGTAATACGGAACACCTGTCTTATCCGACTAGGGCCGCTTGTCGATCTTGTTGTGGAGGCTCTTGCGCACCGCTTCCAGCTCATCGCGGTCGAACCACACCCGGCCGTTCATGGGGTCGCGGTGCTGCGTGATCCGGCCCGCGATGGCCCACCTCTTGATGGTGCGGATCGTCACGCCTGTGATGGCGGCGGCGGTGCCTCGGTCCACTAGCTGCGACTTCTTGGGGGTATCCATGCTCACAGGGTATCCCGGGTGTCCACTGTTGACACTTCCGACCCGGGATGGCACGATCGAACCATGAAGCTGACCCCGAGAGAACACGACACCCTTCGCCTGATGGCCGCCGGGGCATCCCGCCCCTACGCCGGGCGCCTGATGAACAGCAGCGCGAGCAGCGTTCAGCGCACGCTGTCCGACCTGTACCGCCGGACCAACACCCAGACCACCGTCGAGCTGATCTCCTTCCTGATCACGGTCGGAGTCCTGAAGCTGGACCTGCGCGACGACTTCCCGGACTGCGTTGTCGAGGGGGCCACCGACGGAACCTTTGACCCGTACTTCGGGCTGGCAGAGAACCGGACGCCGTGAATGAGGACCAAGGAGCAGCGCAAGGCGTGGAGCGACGCCCGCCGGGCCCGCGCCGAGAAGGACCCCGCCATGCGCGACCGCGCGGGACACGGGCGCCTGTACACGTACCGGGACCTCGGGTGCCGATGCGAGGAATGCAAGGCGGTGTCGGCCGACTCGGCGCGCAGTTCGTACTGGCATCGCCGGGGCCGCGTATGCGACTCACCCTCGTGCGTCCGCTGTGTGCTGGGTGGCGCCCCATCCTCGACCGAGTCATGAAGGAGTGGCAGTGAGGTTCAACAAGTACGAGAAGCGCCTGATCTGGATCGTCGGGATCTTCCTGGCCGTGGTGTGGATTGCGAGCCAGCGATGACCGAGTGGGTCGAGAGCAAGGCATACCAGGGTGACCGGGATCCGAAGGTGAGGTTGATCGTGCACGGCACGGCGGAGAATGGAGATGCGGTGTACATGCAAGTCACCACATCTGTGGTGACGTACGACGTGATCGGCTCCATCCTGCGAGACGACCTGGCCGCGCAATTCGCTCGGGCGCACCCCACCGTCACGGACGTTCGGCACGAAGTTGCGGTCTGGAGGGACTGGCGATGACTGAACTCAAGCTCCGGCCGTACCAACAGGACGCGATCGACGCGGTGTTCGGGGCGTGGTCCGACGGCATGACACGCCCGGCCATCGTGCTGCCGACCGGGGCCGGGAAGACGGTCGTCTTCTCGCAGCTGGTCAAGGAGTTCTTTCTCCGGCAGAGCAAGCGTGAGACTGCGGTCGGGGATATGGATGGGGCGTCCCGCGTCATCATCCTGGTGCACCGTGATGAGCTCGCGGACCAGGCCATCGCCAAGCTGCGGTCCATCGCACCGGACCTGAATGTGGGCAAGGTCAAGGCGGACGACAACGAGGTAGTCGCGGACGTCATGGTGTGCTCAGTGCAGACGATGGCGGTCTCCCGGCGTCGGGAACTGGTCCAACTGTCCCAACGTGTGTGGGGCGACATCGGTCTCATCATCACGGATGAGTGCCACCACGGCTCGGCTGCGTCGTACCAGAAGGTGTACGCGGCGTTCCCCGACGCGCTTCAGCTCGGGGTCACGGCGACGATGGCCCGCGGCGACGGGAACGGGCTCGGCGACACGTGGGAGGAGGTGGTGTTCAGCCGCTCTCTCCTATGGATGATCAGTAAGGGCTACCTCTCCGACGTCAAGGCGGTGCGCGTAGACATCGACGGGCTTGACATGGGCGCGGTCCGGGCCAGCCGGGGCGACTACCAGGCCGGCGCGCTGGGTGAGGCGATGGATGCGGCGGGAGCGGACAAGGTGATTGCCCGCGCGTACAAGGAGCACGCGGCCGACCGGCAGGGCGTGGTCTTCACCCCGACAGTCGAGACCGCTCACAGCACAGCGGTCGCTCTGGGTGACGCGGGTATCACGTCAACCGTGATCTCCGGCGAGACCCCGTCGGCCGACCGGCGGCTGATGTTCGACGACTTCCGCACCGGGCGCACGCAGGTGCTGGTGAACTGCATGGTGCTGACGGAGGGGTTCGACGCGCCGTGGGCATCGTGCGCGGTGATCGCCCGGCCGACGCAGTCGAACCCGCTCTACATCCAAATGGTGGGCCGGGTGCTGCGGCCCTACCCCGGCAAGACCGAAGCGCTGGTCCTCGACATGGTCGGCGCGTCCTCGAACAAGCTCCGGACCCTGGTCGACCTTGAGCCCGGCTCCGTGCTCTCCGTGAAGGATGGTGAGCTGCTGGCCGACGCGGTCGTACGAGAGGCTGAGGAAGCCAACCAGGTGCCCGCTCAGGGCTCCGTGGCGTTCGCCCTGAAGCACAGGGAGCTGGACCTGTTCGCGGCCTCTGAGAAGGCATGGAGCCGCACGCTCAAGGGCGTGCTGTTCATCGGCTGCGGAGACACGACCGTGTTCCTGTGGCGGGACGACGCGGCGTGGGCGGTCTGCACCATCACCAAGGGCGACGGGCCGAAGTACACGCAGTACCGGGGCATGGATCTGTCAGGCGCCATGGCGTGGGGTGAGGCGGTGGCCGAGGACTACGAGACGTTCGGCGTCAGCCGGGGTGCGGCGTGGCGGAAGAAGAAGCCGTCCGAGAAGGTGGTGGCCCTGGCCGACCGGCTCGGCGTCGCCCATGAGGGCAAGCGGGCCGGGGAAGTGTCCGAGGCGATCGATATCGTGTTCAAGTCGCGGATGCTCGACCCACATGTCCCCGGATAGGGCTTGACTCGATCGCACCATAGGGTGTCTACTAGAGACATCGAAAGGGGAACACGGAAATGAAGTTCCTGCACCTGATCGGTTTCTGTTTCTGCGGGCGAATCCGCCCCTGCTCACTCCACGGAGGCAAGTGAAATGGCTGACAAGGTCTACACCCCCGCAATCGTCGTCACCGACGCAGGTACCGCCAACGGCGAGTCCCGCGTCACCGACACCCAGTCCGGCAACTCGGTAGTCGTCCCCACCACGGTGGCCGGCATCTCGCAGGGCATTAAGGACGTCAACAAGTGATGGGGTGGGGAGTGGTCGCCATCATCGCGATCTTCCTGGTCCTGGTGTCGACGTACAAGAGCAAGTAGAAAGCGAGACGGGCCCCGGTGAAGGGGGCCCGTCTCCTCATCGTAAGGGGAGATCATGGCTTGTGGAACATGCAGGGAGCCGGGGCACACCAAGCGGACGTGCCCGCAGGAGACCGAATCCGCACCGATCTACACCGGGGACACGCCGGGTCCATGGTTCAACGCAGCGTTCCCCGGCATCTGTGAGAGGGGTGGAGAGGGGTTCGACCCGGGCGAGGATGTCCGCGCAGATGGGAAGGGCGGGTATGAGTGCCGCGACTGCGTGACAGACGCTGAGGCTGATGCGCCTGAGCAGTCCGTACCGGTCATGACCCACGACTGTGACGCGTCCGGTCACCTGCGGTGCAGCAGTTATGCTCCCCCGTCCGCGTGGGAGAAGCCGACAGCGGCGAACGTGAAGCTTCCCGAGCCGACGGCCGCAGTGACGGCCGACGTGTTCGCCGACTTCTTCAAGGCCCCGGTGTCGGACAAGCCGGCAACCCTGCGCACGGACCGCAATGGGCACCGCCTGAAGGATCCCGTCCTCGGGGACTTCCGTCGGTACAAGAACGGCAACGTCAAGTCGGTCCGCCGGGTGACCACCTTCAACAAGGCGGTCGAGGACACGTCGGGCCTGACCGACTGGCAGAAGGTCAACGTCCTGGTCGGCGCAGCTGCCCGGCCTGAGGTCGCGGCCGACGCTCACGGCAAGACGTGGGACACGCACAAGGACGAGTTGAAGGGTCTCGTCAAGATCCTGGAGGAGGCTGCCGGCTCCAAGAAGGCTGCCGACACGGGCACCCTGATCCACAAGCTGTGCGAGCGCTGGGACAAGGGGGAAGTCACCCTCGACCAGGTGCCCCCGGCGTTCCGCCCGTTCGTGGTCCTGTACCAGGACGCCCTGAAGGCTGCCGGGCTGCGGGCCGTGACGGGCATGCAGGAGCTGACGACGTTCATCGAGGAATGGGGCGGCGTCTCCGGCTCGTTCGACAACGTGTACGAGCACGTTGCGACCGGCGCCTACTACATCGGCGACATCAAGACCGGCAAGTCGATGGACTACGGGTGGGATCCGATCGAGTGCCAGGAGGCGATCTACGCCCACGGGTACAACCGCTTCGGTACCTACAACTGGGACGTCGGGGAGTGGGAGCCCCCGAAGCTGCGCGTGTCGCAGGAGTGGGGCATCGTGATCCACCTGCCCACCAAGGGTGACCACGTCGGGACGTGCCGGGCGCTGGCCGCCGACCTTGAGCGGGGATGGGACTACGCGGCCGAATGCGGGTCTGTCCTTGCCCGCCGGTCCCTGCGCCCCAAACCCATCCCATTCTCCTCCCTGGCGCCCGCACAGGCGCCTGCCGAGGCGGAACTGTGGGACTGGTCGGTGAAGTTCTCCGGCGTCGCCACGATCGCCGAGGCTGGCACCCTGTGGCAGGAAGCGAAGGATGCCGGGGTCGACCCGATGGAGCTGAACCGGTTGGTGCAGCTCGCACAGTCGGCACTCCGCAGCGCCGGCGTAACCGGGTAGTTGTCTACTGTTGACACGGCTCGGCTGACGGCATAGAGTAGGGATTGTTCAACGGAGGAGCGGTTCCCATCCATCGCTCGGGTAGCTTCCGCTCCTCCCCCAAGATGTCCCGGCCGTGTAGCTCTCGGTCGGGGGTTCCGCAGTAGCTCAATGGTAGAGCGCCAGCCGGTAAGGGTGAGTGGGGCGAAAGCCTCCGAGGCTGAGGGTTCGAATCCCTCTTGCGGAGCAAGGGCCACGATGTAATCCAGCACCATCACGGGTTGCACACGTCCCTTTGTGGCGACTGCTTCAGTCGTGGCGCGTGTTGGCGGAGTGGCTTAACGCAATCAGGGAAACCTGATGGGAATGTGAACGGGATTGGTCCAGGTACCGGGCCCCTGACACTGCACCCCGTGGGTTCGAATCCCACACACGCACAGATCTGCGACCCACCGTGAAGGGCAAACGGCTTCTGGCCAACACCCTGGATCGGGCGAGAGATCTGGTGAGGCTAGGCTCAACTGGTTGGAAGAGCCCTTGCAGGGAAGTCCATCCCGAACCCAAACCAAACGGACACGGTACGGTCGGTAAGCAGAGTCTGGGCCGATCAAATCCGGGGGACCGGCCGGGCGCAGAACCACCCAACCGGCCGGGCCCCACCACCCAAGGTATTCACCGAGCAAAGGAATCAAGGATGAGTCAGGACCCGTTCTCGCAGTTCCTCTCCGGCGGTCTCGTGTCGGCCAAGTTCCCCACCGTGGGCTACGTGGTCGAGGGCACCGTCACCGCAGCCGCCATGAAGCAGCAGTCCGAGTACGAGGGGGGCGCCCCCAAGTTCTGGTCCGACGGCTCCC